ATTATGCAGCATTTGCAGATACATGAAACCAATCGGGTATAGATCGTTTAGACCATACCATTTTAAATCGTTCTTGCTTTGTCATGTAATATGCCTGATAAGATTTAACAGCATCTTCTAACATACACTGTGGTTCAGCTTGCATCGCTAGTTTAAAAGGTGTAAGACCAATGTTAGGTATATTACGAGGAGTAACTGATAAGATCTTACCTAGCTTTTGGTGAGTAGCATGCACTTTACCATACCTATATTGATATTCCATACATAGTGCAATGAAATGCTCGTAATGCCATTGGTAATTATCAGAAGATTCCATTGTCCATACAGTACAAGGATGGCCCATGTGGACTGCGCTGTATACTATATCATCATTTTCTTGTAGTTGCCATTTCTTAACAATGCGTTTACCAGATTTAGATGGAGCACGATATTCTTCGCCGTCTAACATACGATGTGCAGTAGATAACATCTGAGCGCACTCTACAATCATCTTGACAACATGCTTATCACATTGTAATTGTGCTGCAACAACTGGGTCTTCATCAAGTATAAAAATATTCATTACATAAAATCCTCTAAATTATTTGTATATTCTACCACATCTTGAGTGGTTTGTACACTGTTATTTTGTGTTAAAAGCCATTTAGCTTTACTGTATACATATGAATCTTTTAATGGAAGGAATGCACCTGATGAACCGTTCCATTCTTTGAACTCTCTATCATAGAAACCTATATTACAATCATCTGGATTGTCATTCTGTAATAGAGTAAGTTCATCTGCCCATTGTTGCCACTTATCATCTGTGACAATAGAGTCATCAAGCTCATAGTATATGCAAGAGTGAACTAACATCTGAGCTCTACGTTGTCTAATCTTTTCTTTTATAGTTTGATTAGACATAATGTAAGTATGATCCTAGAATATATTTCGGAACGTCTCTAGGTATTCTACCGGCGTGGGGGTAAGTCCATAATGGTGGGAATACAAGAACACTGCCAGCAGAACGAGGAACAGTAATCCCCAAGGAGTCAAAAGACGTTTCACCACCCATACCGTCATTGAGGTAAGCAAAGAAAGCAAGGAAGCGACGAGCAGTGCTATAATCGCCAACATCAACATGTTCATCAAATTTTCCGTCATTGGGTTCATACCTTTTCATTCTGAATTCTTCGAATGCATATTTAGATGGCCAAGTAGTTACATCGCATTCCGTTCTATATTGTTCTAAGACTTGTCTAAACGCGTAAGACAAATGATCTCTATGCTGATCCCAATCTTTATTACTATTCAGATTGATTTCAGTAAAGTTCATTATTGGATTACTGCGCTGTACAGAATCCTGACTATTAAATAATGTAATCATCGCATCGCACACACTTTGGTCGATAACGTTATTGTATAACTTAATGTAGCGTTCCATAAAAGTCCTCGTTTTAATTTATGTATATATTATACCATAAAACGAGGACTTTGTACACGGTTAATTTTGCGAATATACCTCGTACATATCTTCTATTCTTGAAGACAGATATTGTTGTTTTTTCTGTAGCTTAAAAGCCAGGAGATCATTACCTTCTTTCTCTAATCGTTTGATATAATGTTTAAGTTCGTTAGAGTCTTTTTTAAGACGCTCGATTTGTGGACCATATAACATGGGATCTTTCCTATTCGTTGATTGTTTACGACGGGTTAAGATGTCATGCCTCCTTTTTCCTTAGACCAAAATAAAAAAGGACCGTCCCTAAAAAGGGAGGTCCTTGAAGATTAAACTATGAAAACTTTTTTATTTTTCATATAACTATTTATATAATGTTAGGCTTTGATCAGTCCTGGAAATGCTTCTGATACAAGCTTTTTTGTTAGTCCTTTAAATTTACCAGCTAGATCCTTATCTTTACATATGATAAGAAGCTTAGCATCTTCTGGATCAATGGTTTCTAAGATACGAATAAACATAACCTCACGCTGTGTTTCATTCTTTACTTTAGGTCCACCCTTTACAAAGTACTTAAAACGTTTCACAATGTGTTTACGCACATGATCAGCTTCTTTTGGAGATGCTTCTTTATATGGAGGAGAACCTTTCGGTACTAGCCATTCAATAGTATCATCGAATGCACCCTTCAAGAAGTAGCGAAGATGCGGAGTATCATAGTGTTTTAATACTTTAGTTTTTTCTTCACGGTTTGAGGCAGCAGCTACTTTATCTAAAACTTCCTTTAGCGTTTGCCTATTAATATTCTCATTAATCATTAGAAATCCTCAATACATTCAATTAATAGTTTACAACGATTCTTAATAAAGTAATTTAGGATCTTCATCCTTGGCTGTACTTTAGCAGATTCATATGTATCTATAATGTTTTTCTTTATGTCTTGTGGAATATACTCAAGATCAACTAATAATTGATTACGCTTATAGTTACGGTAGATTTCTGCACCCATGAAGGATTCTAAGTTTTCTGCATTATCAACGTATGATTGTATCTTCTTCTTAGTCATAGGTGATTGACGAATACCTTCAACAAAAGTATCATCACCACTAAGAACGTTAGGAATACCATCTGAACTATCGCCTTTAAGAATATGCTCAAACAAGTATACATTAGGATTATCATCCTTAATAAACTTTTTAGTCATAGGTGAATACTGTTTTACATTACCATACTTCTGTAACTGAATAAAGTCTTTATCAGCAGAGATAATCATTACATCTTCCATCTGACCAAACTCTTGTGTTTGTTCTACAAGAGTACCAATGATATCATCAGCTTCTACGTTACGAATATACACTACTTTGTAAGGCATGTTCTGTGCGATTTCTTCACGTACTTTATTCAGTGTCGTAAAGATCATATCAAAATCTAGTTTAGATTCTTTACGATTGTTTCTACGAGACCACTTATACTGAGGAAATGCATCACGCCTCCATGATCCACCATCACAAGCAATTACTACTTGACCATATTGCTCTTTATGCTTTTTAACGTGCATACGTATAGAGTTAAGAATCATATGACGAATTGTGTCTTCGTTTAATTCACCATAGTTCGAGTTAACAATGATGTTACCCATTGCAATTCCATTAAAATCAAGTACGATCATTTCTAGCTTCCATTATCATTTCGTGTATTATATCCATAACCTCTACAAACGGGTATTTAGGATTAGATTCTCTTATTAAAGTAGCATATATCATATTCAATATACAACCAAGATCTTTATATAACTGCTCATCATTCTTAGCATTAAAGCCATATTCAGATAGAGTTAACAGAATTTGTTGTATGCATTCTCCTGCAAGATCCATCTCATCATCAGGACGTGGGTCTATGATAGGATTTCTGATTTCACCGTAAGGGAATGGTATGATATTATCTTTATTCATGACACTATTATACACTATTTTTCAGAGGATGTACACAAGTTTTTTACATGATTGCGATGTATTTTTCCACCGACAAATGCATTATAGTATTCATCAGGTTTAAGTAGTACATCTCGTACTATCTGTTCTCGTAATTCTAAGTAATTCATATCGCCTTTACTCATGCAAAGATGTAATATCTCTCTACTAAAGCGATCGTATCCGTGCTCTTCGAAGAGTAACTTTACCTCTTCAGAACTACCGTGGTATTTTTCCCAATCAGATGCTGATACTTTTTTGCGTTTACGCTTCTGACCTTTTAGAGGTTTAAGCTTAACTCTTGAATGAAAGTTCTTCTTACCGATATACTTCATTCCATTTGATAGGTCAGTAACTATATAGACGAATCCTTCATAGTCACCAACCATATCTTGTGTAAAGGGTTTCCCCTCATAATTCCAACTTTTCATAAACAAACCTAAGTAGATACTTTAGTCTATTTATTCATGTTCCTCAAAGTCTAATTCCATCTGTTCCATTGGTACTTCTTCTACATGTACCCCGCATGATGGGCAGTGTTGTACTACTGCATCTTCATCGTCAAACGTAACTTTAAATTCCACTCCGCAGTGGTAACATTGTTTCATAGTGTCATGCCTCCTAATGCATTTGATAATACCCAGCTTTTAAACTCTGTGTATCCACCTATATATTCATTCCCATTGATGTTAATATTTTCTATCTGAGGAACAGTACGTGCATTAGGAAATATATCATGAAACTCATTGACAGGAATATCCTTTCCTATCTTCGTTACTGTGTATTTCATTGAACTATCTTTTGCAAGTTTAATAGCTCTTTCACAATACGGACAATTTTCTTTACTGTATATTACGATCATAGTGACATTCCATCAAAAGTGTTTTCATCCATGTCTTGTTTAACACCACCGATAACATAAGAACTAATCTCTGTTTCTTGAGGTGCAACTTGTACATTACCTCCACCGATCCATTTCTCTGTCCATGGGAGTGGATTTGCTTGTGGTGTACTATAAGGAGAAGTAACACCGAGAGTCTTCATACGTTTATTTGCAATCCATTCAATGTAATTAGATAGCAACTTAGCATTCAGACCAATCATTGAACCGTCTTTAAATAAGTAATCAGCCCATTCTTTTTCTTGTTCTACAGCATCAACGAACATACCTGACACTTGTTCCGCACACTCAATAGCAATCTTTGCAAAGTCAGCATCTTCTTTAGGCAATGCTTTAATAATTGTTTGTGATGCAGCAAGGTGAGTATTCTCATCACGTGCAATAAACTTAATAATCTTTGCATTACCTTCCATCTTCTTTAACTCAGCGAATGCCCATGAACATGCGAATGAAACATAGAAGCGAACACCTTCAAGAATATTAATAGAGTTTAATGCAATCCATAAACGTTTCTTTAATTCGTATTGTGATATGACTACTGTCTTACCATTTACTTTATGCTTACCTTCACCTAATAGATCATACCATTTCTGATAGTCAATAAAGTTATCATAATATCCTGAGATATCTTTTGCGCAATCAACAATTTCTTCGATGTCAAGCATCTCATCAAATACTTTTGATGGATTAGCATATACATTACGAATGATATGTGTATAAGAACGTGAGTGAATTGTTTCAAAGAATGCCCATGCCATAACCAATGGTTCAATCTCT